CAAGTTCTATAAGTGAGAAAGAAGAAAAAAGAGTACTACACTAATGGCAATAGAAAAAGAAATTAATCCAACGGTTTTAAACGAAGAAAATCAAGTGCCTCTTGGCCAAGAAAACATGAAAGTTGCTATTGAAGCAATTATGGAGTCAGGGGCAGATGGTTTTGAGATGCAAGAAGATGGTAGCGCTATTTTAGGCGAAACCATGACTGAAGAAGTAGAAACAGGTTTTGACGAAAACTTAGCAGAAATTTTAGACGACCAACAATTAGCAAACATATCTAATGAATTGATGGCTGGTATTGAGAAAGATAAAGCCTCAAGAGAAGATTGGGAAAAAACTTATAAAGACGGCCTTGAATACTTAGGCATGAGGTTTGATGCTGAAAGATCTGAACCCTTTGAAGGTGCATCTGGTGTTATACATCCATTATTAGGTGAAGCTGTAACAACCTTCCAAGCTCAAGCTTACAAAGAACTTTTGCCGTCAGGTGGTCCAGTTAAAACTCAAGTGATAGGGGCTTATGATTCTTTGATAGAAGAACAAGCGCAAAGAGTTAAAGAATTCATGAACTATCAAATTACTCATATAATGGAAGAATTTGATCAAGAATTAGACCAATTATTATTTTATTTACCGTTAGCAGGATCTGCATTTAAGAAAGTTTATTATGATGAAAGTTTAGGTAGAGCTGTATCTAAGTTTATTGCGCCTGAAGATTTAATTGTTCCTTACTACACAACCGATTTAGAAACTTGTCCTAGAATTACTAATGTTGTAAAAATATCAGAAAACGAAGTTAGAAAATTACAAGCATTAGGTTTTTACAGAAAGATAGATTTAGAAAGTGGTGATAACGCAGAAAACTATTCTGGTGTTAAAGAAGAAATAGACAAACTGTCTGGTATGGAGCCATCTTACGATGATGGAGAAGTATCTGTTCTATATGAAGTTCATTGTAATTTAGAGCTTGACGGTTACGAAGACGTTGACGAAGAGGGCGAACTAACAGGAATTAAACTTCCTTATATCGTTACCATAGATGCTAATTCAAACGAAATTTTGTCTGTTAGAAGAAACTATAAAGAAGATGACGAACTTAAAAATAAAATAGAGTATTTTGTACATTTTAAATTTTTGCCTGGTTTAGGTTTTTACGGATTTGGTTTAACTCATATGATTGGTGGTTTATCTAAAGCATCTACTTCAATTATGAGACAGCTAATTGATGCAGGAACTTTAGCAAACTTGCCTGCTGGTTTTAAAACTAGAGGCATAAGAATTAGAGATGAAGATACTCCTATACAACCAGGAGAGTTTAGAGATGTTGATGCTCCTGGAGGATCTCTTAGAGATTCAATACAACCGTTACCATTTAAAGAACCGAGTGGCACACTTCTTAGTTTATTAAATATTCTAGTAAATTCAGGTCAAAAATTTGCATCTATTGCAGAGATCAATACAGGACAAGGCAATCCAAACGCTCCTGTAGGAACTACACTAGCTTTATTAGAAAGATCTACAAAAGTATTATCGGCTATTCATAAAAGGCTGCATAACTCTCAAAAGAAAGAATTTAAAATATTGGCTGATGTATTTAAAGAATACTTACCGCAAGAATATCCATATGCAGTAGCAAATAATGAAACAACAATTAAGTTATCTGACTTTGATCAAAGGGTAGACATCTTCCCTATATCTAACCCAGATATATTTAGTCAGTCACAAAGAATTGCTATGGCGCAAGAGATGATGCAGTTAGTACAATCTAACCCACAAGTTCATGGCCCTAACGGTACTTACGAAGCTTACAAAAGAATGTATGCAGCGATTGGTGTAGATAATGTTGAACAAATACTTACACCACCTCCTCCAACAGATCCACTTCCTTTAGAGGCTGGTTTTGAAAATAATCAACTGTTATTAGGTCAACAAGCTCAAGCATTCCCACAACAAAATCATGATGCACATATTGCTATTCATATGTCTTTGTTAAATACACCACCTGTTCAAATGAATGCTCAGGTTCAAGCTTTGATACATTCTCATATCATGCAACATTTACAAATGAAAGCAGATATATTAGGTGAACAACAAATGCCACCAGAAGTTATGCAACAGTTCCAACAGTTACAACAACAGGCTCAACAAGCATCACCAGAAGAAGCACAAAACTTATCTATTCAAGCAGGCGATATATTGGCACAATTCTCAGCTCCAATACTTGCTGAGTTGTTAGTAGAGTACAATCAAAAAGTCGCTTCTCCTCAAGATGAAGATCCATTAGTGGCAATTAGAAAACAAGAGCTTGCTCTAAAAGGTCAAGAGTTATCTATAGAGCAACAACAATTCTTAGCAGCTGAACAAAGAAAAATTCAAGAAGCCCAACAAAGAATAAATGTTGATAGAGAAAGAATTGATGCACAAGAAGATATAGCAGAACTCAGAGACGAAACTGCTAGGGCAAGATTAGAACAGCAAGCTAGATTTAAATTGTTAGATGCCAGAAACAAAAACAGTTAAAGGTTGGTTTTGGGATGACGTTAATAAACGTATGTACCGATGGCATGACTTAGTGTTATTGCTTCGTGAAAGAGAATTAAAAAAACAAAAAAAGAATGCCTAAGACTTGGCTTAAAGAAAAAGTTACTCATATAAAAAAGAAAACTTCTATCGGCAACAGCCGTTTAAGTGGTGGTGCAGGAACTAATAAAAATCAAAGACGAAAAAAATATAGAGGGCAGGGCAAATAAAAACTTGCAAATAATTTATTTAACCAAGATAATAAACAACATGATAAAAAGAACTGAGATATCACAACAAAAAACTCCAACTGTAATGAAAAATAAAAATCCTTACAGTAATAAAGGTTCTGTTTCTACAAAAATAGATTCAGGTACTTTTGATGCCAATACAACACCTAAACCTGGAATGGGTAAAGGTAAATGTAGAGGTATGGGCGCTGCTGAATATGGCGGCAAGTTTTCTGGCATTTATTAAGTGTCGGTAGTTTGGATAGGCCAAAAATTTTTAAAAGAAATTGAGGCCCAAAAAGAAAGTGTAAAGGATGTAATTTTAGCTGGGGCTAAAGACTTTGCTCAATATCAGTATCTGTGTGGACGTTACAGCTCTCTCGTTGACGCAGAAAATTCATTTAGGGAGCTGCTAGGAAAAATACAAGAAGATGCCGAAGATACACGTACCTGACCATGTTGCCCAAGCAATAGAAGAAGAAACCAAAACCAAAAACGAAGCTAAGAAGAAAGAAAAAGAGACTCCCCCTGCTGAGGAAACAATTCCTTATGTAGAGCAAGGTGCAAGAGTTTTAGATCCTACGCTTTTAGATAAATCAATTTTAGAAAGAATGCCTCAACCGACTGGATGGAGAATACTTATTCTTCCATACAAAGGTAAAGCAGTAACAGAAGGTGGAATCCACTTAGTACAATCAACGGTTGACAGAGAATCTCTAGCAACGGTTGTAGGGTATGTTGTTAAAATGGGTCCTGATTGCTACAAAGACTCTAGCAAGTTTGCTAAAGCTTGGTGTCAGGAAAAACAATGGGTGTTGATAGGAAGATATGCTGGCGCTCGCTTTAAGTTAGGTGATGAATCTGAATGCAGAATCATTAATGATGACGAAGTGATAGCTACCATTTTAGATCCTGACGACATCCTTGCAGTATAAGGAGTAAATATGTCAGAAGAAGCAAAAAAAGAAGAGATAGTTGATGAAGGTGAAATTGTTGAGGTAGATATACCTGAAGAAAAACCTAGCGGTAAGATAGCAGATATAGCGCCACAAGAAGAATCAACAGAAACTAAAGAAGTAGATAGTGAAGCTGAAAAAGCTATTGAAGATATTTCTGAAGAACCAGCAGAAAAGTCAGCAGAGGAATTAGAAGACTATTCTGAAAAAGTTCAAAAAAGAATTAGCAAACTCACTCGCAAATTAAGAGAGGCTGAAAGGGGCCAAGAATCTGCTTATGAGTATGCAAAAAGAATTGCAGAAGAAAATCAACAGTTAAAAACTAGATCTTCAAGCTTAGATAGATCTTATCTACAAGAAGCAGAAAGCAGATTAAAGTCTCAAAAAGCACAAGCCTTAGCAGCCTTAAAAAATGCACATGAAGTTGCAGATTATGAAAAGGTAGCCAAAGCTCAAGAAGTTTTAGCAAAAATAGCAGTAGAGGAAAATAAAGTCACAACTTCAAAAACTCAACTAGAATATCAACAAAATGTTCAAGAAGAGCAACAAACCAATTATCAAAATTATGTTCAGCAACCTCAACAAAATGCTGCTCCTCAGCTAGGAGAAAGAGAGCAAGCTTGGGTTGAAAAGAACGAATGGTTTGGTCAAGACGAAGTAATGACCATGGGTGCTATGGCAATCAACAATCAGTTAGAGTCTGAAGGCTTTGACGTTGGTTCAGAAGAGTACTATACTGAGGTCGATAGGAGAATTCGTAAAGAATTCCCGCAGAAGTTTACAGAATCTTCTGTTAAATCTAAGCCTCAACAAAAGGTGGCTTCAGCTGGAAGAGTTGCTGGTAATCCAGGCTCTAACAAAAGACAAGTAAAATTGTCTCCATCTGAGGTTCAAATGGCTAAAAGATTAAACGTACCGCTTGGCGAGTACGCTAAATATGTTAAAAGGTAAAACTATGACAGAAGATAAAAAAGATTTAAACAGAACACCACGTTCTGCCGACACTCGAGCTAAAAAAGTTGCTCGCAAACCCTGGAGTCCACCATCAATGTTGGATACTCCTCCCGCACCTGAAGGTTATACCTACAGGTGGATCAGAGCTGAAATCGCAGGTAGCGAAGACAGAAAAAATGTAACTTCAAGGATGAGAGAAGGTTTCGATCTTGTCAGGGCCGAAGAGTTAGATGGATTTGAGCTTCCTACTTTAGATGACGGTAAACATGCGGGAGTAGTTTCAGTTGGCGGTTTGCTGCTGGCTAAGATTCCTAACGAAACACGCGAAGAAAGAAACTCCTACTTCGCAGATCGTGCGCACACTCAGCAAGATGCTGTAGATAACGATTTATTAAGAGAATCTGACCCAAGCTCTCCGATGTTAAAACCAGAGAGATCAAGCAAAGTAACTTTTGGCGGTGGTCAACGTAGTTGATCATCAAATTTTTTAATTTTAAATAATATAGGTGACTTATTATGTCTAACAAAAATGCACCCTTTGGAGCAAAAGTAGTAGGTAAATTAGGTTCTGGTGTCGCTAATGGCGGCATGACGGAATATAAAATTGCTTCTGGCGCTACTGGGAATATTTTTTCAGGCGATTTAGTTAAGATGCTTAATACTGGTACTATTTTAGTAGCAGCAGCTGGTGATGAATCAGTAGGCGTCTTTAGAGGTTGTCAGTATACTGATAGCAGCGGAGACGTTGTTTGGAGTTCTTACTTCCCTACTGGAACTGTATCGTCCGATATTGTAGCGTTTGTGGTAGATGATCCTAATGCTGTATTTGAAATTCAGAGCGCAGGTTCTCCAGCGCAGACTGATGTAGGCTTAAATGCAGATATTTCTTATACTTCTGGCTCAACCAAAACTGGTATGTCAGCGGTGGAATTATCTGGAACAACAGCCGCAACAACTGCGACTTTCAGAATTATGGGCTTTAGCTCTGATCCATCTAACAGCACTACAGGCTCAGCTAACGTAAATGTTATAGTTAAGTTTAATGAGCATTTCTATGTCGATCCTACAGGAGTTTAATAATGGCAATAAATAGAGCGCAATTAGCGAAAGAATTAGAGCCTGGCCTAAATGCCTTGTTCGGTATGGAATATGCTAGGTATGAAGCAGAACATACAGAAATCTTTGATACAGAGAGTTCTGATAGAGCGTTTGAAGAAGAAACTTTAATCGTTGGGTTTGGTAATGCTGAAGTAAAAGCTGAAGGAAGCGGAGTCAGATTTGACAATGCTAACGAAGGTTATACTTCTCGTTATACTCACGAAACAGTTGCTTTAGCATTCGCGCTAACAGAAGAAGCTGTTGAAGATAATTTGTATGATCGTCTTGGTGCTAGATACACAAAAGCATTAGCTAGATCTATGGCTAATACTAAACAAATCAAAGCTGCGGCTGTATTGAACAATGCGTTTGATACAACAGGCGGAGATGGTGTAACTTTAATCAATACTGCTCACCCTCTAGGGGGCGGCGGTACTTTAGCAAATAGAGCAACCACTATGGCGGATCTTAATGAGACTTCACTTGAAGATGCATTAATTAATATCTCTACATTTACGGATGATAAAGGTCTTAATATTGCACTAAAAGGAATGAAGTTGATTGTTCCACCTCAGTTGCAGTTTGTTGCTGACAGATTATTACAAACTCCTGGGCGAGTTGGTACTTCTGACAACGACATTAACTCAATCAAGAATCAAGGTATGATTCCTGATGGCTATGTTGTAAATCATTATCTAACAGATACAGATGCTTTCTTCTTGAAAACAGACTGTCCTGATGGATTTAAGTATTTTGAAAGATCTCCAATGCAAACTGCATTAGAAGGTGATTTCGATACTGGAAACATGAGATACAAAGCTAGAGAAAGATATTCATTCGGATATTCTAACTTCAGAGCCGTGTTCGGTTCTCAAGGAGCTTAATGAACGACTGATTGTAGCGTTTATAACTCAACTACAATTAAGAAAGGGAGCCTCGGCTCCCTTTTTCTTGCGACATTCATATTTCAAGTGTAAACT